AGGTTCCGACTTACCACTTAAACGCAAACCCCAATTTGAGAATGATTCGTCGTCTGGCGGGTTTTCCGTACCAACCTCACTGTGGGCAATAAATACGGTGTGCATATTACGCTTGTCGGCCAAGATACCTGCCGCCTTACGAATACGGGCATGCATACCCGCAACCATGGAAAGACCGGCTCCATAGCCACCCATTGCCTGTTGTATGCTCTTTGGTTTTTTGGGATCTGTATCAACGACATATTGAATAAACATACGCTCCAAAGCGGTAACGCTGTCAACAATAAGGGTTTTGTAACTATGTTCTTCACTTGTGAGGGCAAATAGCTGATCCCACAATTCTTCTGGCTTGGTTAACAATGGAAACGCATCTGGTCGCAGACTGGACGGGATTGCTTGAAGGCCATCCTCTGCCCGAATCACGATCGGATTAGGAAAAGTGACCGCCAAGGTGGTCTTTCCCATACCCGCATTACCAAAGATTGTTGCAATTACTGGCCTGTCGGCTGGTTTACTTATCGTATCTAAAACGCTCATTGAGCACTCCTCTTGCTTCTACGCCTTGACAAATGGACCCATTCGGAGTGATTGTCAACAACGCAATGTGGCGAGGGAATACTTTGAGATGGATATAGACACACTGACACGCATACGGACGGCCCTAGCCGATCGTAGACTAGATAAAGTCGCCCTACAGACTGGTCTGCACGAGAATACGATTCGCTCTATTGCGTCGGGTAAGAACAAAAACCCTACATTATCCACAATTGAGCGGTTAGTGGCTTACCTGTTCCAAGAGAAATAAGATGCAGAAAAGTTTTTGGGAGGCGGGTTACCGCGTATTCGGGCTTCATCCTATCCAAAGGGACGGCTCATGCGGGTGCGGTAATCCTAAATGCAATGCTGTTGGCAAACACCCCCTAGCCACAAACTGGCAGCACACGCCCCATTGGTCCGAAGATCAAATCGATGTCATGGCAGAGGTTGGCCAATTCGATACCGGATACGGCGTCCTCGTCCGCGGTCTTATTGTCATTGATGTGGATGCCCGTAACGGCGGTGTCGAATCATATGAACGGCTATTGGCTGATGTCCCCGCTATTGGTGGCGCAGGGTTAATTGTTCAGACTGGGTCAGGCGGTGGCTCCAAACACCTATATTTTAAATGCGATGAAGGCCTAGCCCTTATCCAACACCATCCCGATTATCCCGGTATCGACTTTAAGTCGTCTGGTTTCGTCGTAGGGCCGGGGTCGCGGCATGTTTCCGGTAACACCTATGTTACCCTTGTGGGATCGCCCACCGAAATAGACCAAGCCCCCGCAGAATTGATCCACGGCCTGTCCAAACCCGATCGGCATCGAGCCTACACCCCCACGGGAACCGTGGACGTATCACACGATGATCTTGCGGACATGTTGTCCTACATCAATCCCGATATCGACCATGAAACATGGATCCGCTGCGGTATGGCTATCCACCATGCGACCCTAGGTACGGGGTTTGACGTATGGGATGACTGGTCATCCAAAGGCAAGAAATACCCCGGCCGAGACATTCTTGAACGCCGCTGGCACTCATTCGGCAAAGCCATCAATCCCGTTACCCTTGGGACACTGATCCACTACGCCGAGGGCGCAGGATGGGTGCAACCCGTTACCTTTGAGCCGAATGGCGATGACGATCTGCCCGTTGTCGATGAGTATCAAGCCAAGCACAGAGACATTTCCAATATTGACCTTAAACGGCCACCGGGATTTGTGGGAACCGTTGCGGAGTGGATACACGACCAATGCCGTTACAAGCGGGAAAAACTAGCCGTAGCCGCGGCTATCGTTGCGATCGGGGATATTATTGGCCTGCGCTATTCTGACGATGTGAGCGATGTGACCTCCAACGTGTTCGCCTTCTGCGTGGCCGCGTCCGGTACTGGTAAGGAGTCAATCCAACAGGCTGCCTTTGAAATCCATAAGGTCGTAGGTATTCAAGAGCCAGTATATTCCACGATTAAGTCGGAACAAGAAGTCATTCGTAACCTCACCCGTCACCAGCCATCTTATTACCAGATCGACGAGGTCGGTATCTTTTTGGATAAGGTTAAGAACGCCCAGAAGCGCGGTGGTGCTGTATATCTTGAAGGCGTCCTTGGTATCCTGATGTCGGTTTATTCCAAGGCTAACGGTTGGATGCCTCTATCGGGCGACGTCCGCGAATCGGTTAGCGGTATGATTAAAAAGGAAATAAGCCAACGAGAGAACAAGTTAGAAGAGGGTGCTAATCCTACGATTGAAAGAGAACTTGTTGAGTTAGAGCGGTCTTTGGAACAATTAAGGTCGGGTTTGAGACAGCCATTTTTGTCCCTTTTAGGGTTTACAACAGGTATTACGTTTAGTGGACTGGTTACCCAAGAGACGGCTGCCAATGGGTTCTTTGGCCGTGCTTTAATTTTTGAAGAGAAGGATGACGTACCACCTGAGAAAAAGAAGTTTCGTAAACGGCCAATGCCATTGGAATTAGAACTTGCTCTCCAGCAACTCTACATGTCTGGCCATTACGATAAGACTGCTACCCGCATTGAGAACTACGGTTCAAAGGTGAGAATATCTACCACGCCAGAGGCCGAGGATATGTTGGAAAACGCCATGGAAATCATGCATAGCCTTGCTGAAGATCATACAGAGAAGTCTGGCATGTCGTCCCTGTTTCTTCGTGCCAAGGAATTAATCGCCAAGATATCGTTTATCCTAGCCGTGCCGGAAGGTATCCGTACTGTTGAACACGTTCGTTGGGCTTATGCCCTCGTCCGCCGAGATGCAGAAGAAAAGACCCGCCTTGTGGTTGGTAACGATCGAGTAAAAGACGCCCCTAAGACTGCCTTGGTAAGCCGATTGGAAAGCCTGCTAGAGCGTGAAGACGGGGAAACGTTTGGCGTTATTGTGAATAAACTACGTGCTTTTAAGAAAGAGGATATAGAGCGTACCCTTCAAGAAATGTTGCGAAGCGGCCAAGCCGTTCTTGAGGAATCCATTCACCCACGCCGCAAGATCAAAGTGAAAAGGTTTAAACTGAAATGACGATCAATCTTAAAGACCATATGGAAAAGAAAAAGCAAGAAAAGCATGTTAAAGCCTACGACAAGATTGGCGCAGCCGTTGATGGTTTGTCCATTGGCACGGTATTGCACATCCTGTCTGCATTTACAGCGGCCGTATTGAACAACATGGATGAACCTGATCGTAGCAAAGCCGCTATGGTGTTCTCGTCTGTCATCATGGAAAGCAAAGAGGAGTCTGTACAATGAACTACATCATAGAAGAAGAATGCGAACGTACCGTTTGTCCAATGGGCGTTGGTGCAAATGTAATACACCATAATGGTGTACCAGCGGGTAAGGCTTGTATTGGTCGCAAGTGTGCTGGATGGCGGTGGGAAACCATCGTCGATAGTTGGAATGACGAAACAGAAACGTGGGATACCCACTACAGCGATATTTTTGGCTTTTGCGGTATTGTAGGAGAGTGAGATGGACAACCCATACTATGTGACGCCTGAAGATGCTGAAAGAAAAAGATGCGTTAACCCTAATGGGCCTCATGGAGCATGGGAATATTATTGCAAACACAAAGAGTGCATGGCTTGGCGGTGGGCGGAAAGTAGCGGTAAAATCTGGATGTGGGCAGCAACTGATCGTGACCCAGAGCCACGGAAAAATTGGATTCCTATAGAAGAGTTTGAATTTAACGGCAGAAAAGCAGGCAAGTTTAGAGAAGCTCCGACCCACGGCTATTGCGGGATGGTGCGGTCATGAGACAGTGGATAGTCCGCCATGAGCGGGACGGCGACAACATATCTGCGCTGTGGGAGAACGAAGACGGCGACAGGTGGTATGTGCAGGTCGTAATTAACGGGGAGGTGCAGTGGTGATGGATATTGTTGAACGGTTGCGATCAATAGACATTAGTTGGTCTGAGCATGGGGAATGGTGCGCCGAAGCCGCCGATGAAATTGAACGGTTGCGGAAAGCCAACATTACTCAAGCTAGATGGTTATACGAAGCACAGCGAGAAAATCAGTTGTTTAAGGATAAAGTTCGCCAATGGTTGGATATAGGCAAACCTGCGGCAACGGAGGGTGAGTGATGATCCAGCTCAACCCAACGATCCCGCTTGAGACGCCCAAGGGGCGCGCTAAGGCGCACTTCCTGATCGACTACGGGCAAGAGCACCACCTGTTATGGGTGTGCTTTCAAGACGACACGGGCGAGTTCTGGACGTGGCCGAACCCGCAGGTCAAGCTGCAGGAGAATGTCTCGATGATGCAGGTGAGGAAATAATGTCAGCAGTGGGCATGAAGTGCGAAGCATGCGGTGGTGAATCTCGGGTGTATTCCACGCGGACTAGTAGCATTAAAAACGGTATTTACCGCCGCAGGGAATGCTGCTTGTGCCGCCGACGGTGGACCACCGTCGAGGTTTCGGCCGACGTAATAAAATACATTATGGGTGTACAAAAAAGTGTTTGCAATTCAGATTTATACCCGATATAACAATTGGGCAGGGCGCTGGTGCCCTCTAAATGGAGATAAAAATGAAAGATATTATTAAGGGCAAAGAAATTGCAGATATTAACGCAATATCTGATTGGATTTATGATGCTAAAAAAGGCCAACAAGTTGAATATTTTGTGGGCGAACTTAGTCGAGCAAGAGATCTTAATTCTCACAAATCAAATATTTGTGAAAGCGCCAATTTTGTTTGGGCGATGTATGAACGTAAATATATTACGCTTAAGCAAAAGCGTGGTGCAGAGGTTACCCCTAAAGCTCACGAATATCATTACATCATGGAGCGCACTGGCGTTCCTCGTAATTAAGGAGATTATAATGTTTTTTGTTGTGCCGAAAGATAAATCCATCATTCACGCGATCGCGACGACCGAATCATTCGAATCGGCGCGGTTTCACGTTAACTTTATGAAGCGTTCCCGCGACGAAGAATACGATATCGTCGAGATGCGGCGCTATCCCTTCGACGACGTCAACCTTCCGATCGAGCCAATCGATACGGAAATCGACCAGTCGCTTTACTGGTGAGGTGTGAGATGGATGATTTAATCAGCAAAATAATGTCATTTCCC